TCGGATTCCTCTTCTTCCGTAGTAGTAATATCTTGGTCAACGGATTCCGATTCTTCCTCGGTTGGTTCGGGTGATTCTTCCTTGGTTCTGCTCTTGAGCAAATTGCTCGCCAACTCAGCCATAGTCAGATTCCCCTCACCGGGCGTTTCGCTTGTCACGGTATTTTCCGAGGCTACCGAGTCTACCTCTTCAACTGTATCTTCCATAATTTCAAGGCTTTTAGCCTAGGATTACAAATCTACCCTACGCGCTTGATTTGTACAAGAAAAAACCCCCGCGCGAGGAGATGTGGCAGAACTCACGCGGGGGCAAGACATACCCCAATGTCTATAAATTGTAAAACTGATCGAGTTCCTCGTCTATCGCTTCCAGTTTCCCAGTCAGCATATAATGACGATTAGTACACTCTATCGATTCCTTGGTCTGTAATTGACGAATAACGTCCTCACGCATTGCTTCCCTCATCTGTATATACGTCTTGAAGTTAGGCTCGTCCTTAATCAGGGACAATACCCTAAACGCTTCTTCGGGATCAATATCGTGATTGGTCTTTTTCTTTTTCCAAATCATCTCTTTCCCTTCCAGCTAACCCGCTTAGGCCCGGTCTTTCTCTTTGCCACGCTCTTTTTGCATTGAGCCTTGGTTGGTCGGCAAGCAGGGTACGGACGCTTGCTCTTCCCTTTCTTTGCAGACTTTCTACCACATGGCTTGCCAGTCTTGCAATCAATCCATCCCTTGCCTTTGTTCTTACTGAACCACTTGGTCAGCCCGCCACTTCTCTTTGCCATGACTCTACTTCTTTGCGGACTTGTACTTTCCGCCCCTAGCCTTGTAAGTCTTGGTTAACCATCCGCTTGCATATGCGGAAGGCCAGACCTTGTACTTTCTCTTGGCTTCCGCTTTTACGCGGGCATATAGTTTCTTGTTCGTTGGTACGTTCTTTGCCATATCACCATTTTTTGCACGACCAGTATCTTGCCGTTAGTTTACTGGGGGGAGAGGTATCGCACTTATGTCTGGCACGAAAGGACTTTCTACGCTTGGGCTGATCCTTCTTGATAGTCATGTTCGGATCACCATAGCGAATCAATCGAACTTTGTCGCCCTGCTTGGCAAGAACGGCAAACTTCTTTTTCTTTCCAGGTGTGCGCTTGGGCTTGTTATACCCGGAAAACCTCTCCCCCCTGTAGTTAATCATCTGCGCTTGCGCTTGACGGGCTTACGCATGGTTTTGCGTCTTTTCAACATAGCGAGTTTCTCCTAGTTACTAATTTTACCTCATTTTGCGGATGCAAATTGTAATATCCCCTACTCATAAGACTTTTGGAAGTCCTTTGCAAATGTTCAAGTGACTGAATCAAGATGACTGCATAGGATGGAGCATCTTCTCCTTCCCACTCTTCTATCTGTTCATCTTCTTCGGACTCTGGGTGAAAACCAATTAACCAAACCCCTTGATGATTTTCGTTTTCCTTATCCATCCATTCGGAAAACTCGTCAGCACTTACGTCCTCCCAGCCAGTCCATGCCACTAGTTTTACTTGTTCTCCTTTTGGAGGGTTTTGATTCTTTATTCTATCCACACAATCAAGCTGGTCGGTAACCAATACATCGACCATTTCTTTGTTCCATGCTCGCTTGGCATACGGACAAGGCGAAAACCCATTGAATGCACTGCTTGGTACTTCCAACACGTCCCTTGACCAAGAACGAATCTCTTTTTTGATCAAGTCTTCCGCAATCATGCAGCAAATAGGGTTTGTCCGAATTGCGTGTTAAAAAATTAACGTCGAGGTTTACGCCTGTTAATAGAAATTCCTCTACGTTTAGGTGCTGACTTCTTCTTAGGAGCGGGTTTCTTTTTCTTAGCTTCTTCGGCTAGTTTCTTTTGATAGGCTTTCTCTTCAGCTTCGTCTTTAGCCATTAGCTTTTTAATAGTAGCTTCGTCTTCAGCTTTAAGTTCAGATCGAATACGATCATATTTTTCTCGTAGTTTTTTTAGATCTTTTTGAATTCCTTTTTCATATGCTCCAGGTCTAGGGTCAGCGTAAGCAGGAAGCCCTAACCCCCTTACGTAGCCGTGTTGATGTAGATGCGGGCGATTTTTAATAGTAGAATTTATTTTTTTTCTTTTTGGCATATCTGCGTCCTACTATTGTGTTTGAGTTTCCCCAAATTGCGTGGGCATAGTACCCAGCCTGCCAATTTCAGCATTCTGTCTTTGCTGAACGGCAAACTGGCGCTGTTGAACGTATGTCTGTATGCGCTCCTGCAAGGCAGGGTCTGACTGTACCTTTTGCGTAACGTCTGGCTGGGCGAGCCATTGTTGAAATATTTGTAGCTTCATCTCATGCGCGTCATTCGGACGGACGTTCGGGGGGACTCCGGCATATATCTCGGCAATGGTCTGTCTTTCTTCCTCGACTGCTTTTTGAGATGCGGTCTCCTTGGGGATCATGACGTTCTCTGCCGCACCAGGCAGAATCTGTCCGACTGCAATTTGCAAGAGCCTTTCGGTATCCAGCGTACCATTCCTATCGAGCATGCCCCCAAGCTCGGCAATCGCTTTTACGCGCTCAAGCATTTGTGCGGGGTCTTGGGTAGCAACGTCGAACTGGAAGTAAAAATCAAACCGTTCACTTGGGCCACCCTTGGAATAGGTCTGCATATCCTGCATACCAGTAACTCGGAAGTATTCTTGGTCAGGCCCGTACTGTTGATAAAGACTGAACACTTGATCGATCACGTGCTTGAGGTGATGAAATACTTTGTCCACCACTTCTTGCTGTTTCATTTGCGCTTCGGTAGGATCGACCCCCGGTGCATTCCTCCCGAAATATCTGTCGGCTTGTTCCTTGACGTATCTTCTGACCTCGACGTTTCCCGCATCAAACCTAGGAGTATCCGCAAATCTGTACTCTCCGGGGGTACGATATGGTACTCTAGTACCCGGCCCCCATTTGCTTGGCGCTCTGCCCAAGGGGTGTTCAAGAGGGGGCAAAGTGGACAGGCTCTGTCTGTCAATCAACGAATCAGTCTCCACCTTGAGTACTTGCTGGAGGGATTCGATAAGTTCGGGATAGCTTCTGGACGAGTACAATCGCTTGCTCGTCTTTTCCAGAGTGGTCACCGTGAACGGATATTGTCCGTGTGCGTAATCGAGCAATTGGTGCTTTGCGTATACTTCGCTCAAGTCCTCATGCATGACGGTACAATAAAGACCGGGAGTATCATCCTCATCGAGCAATCGTTGATAGCAATAGAGTATCTTTACGTATTGATCATCAGTACGTACGAACTGATCCTTTTCTTGGATGTTGTACAAGTTGTCTTCGCTTTGCGCATTGTTCGCAAGCTCGATCACTTGATCGACGAACTCCTCGTCCCAATCCTCAGTCCTTATCTTTGCCCGAATCTGTTCGGGGGTCATGCGAACGACGTGAAAGACGTAAGGAGCTTCTTGCGGATCAATCGTATAGTTGGGCCAGAAAATATCCTCATCCGGGGCAAGAGCCTTGATCTTGGGGCGACTGACCACTTCTCTGGTAACGGGCATAGTCGTTTCTCCGTCCTTTCGCAACTCCCTGAGCATCCCCCTACCTTTCCGCTTGGATACTCCGAATTGTTGCTTTAGCAACTCTACGAACTCATCATCCATGCTCCCATCCTGTATGGCTTCGGCAATGGCAGGAAGTTGCTGGGCAAGTTCCTCAAGGCGGATAGTTTGTTGTTGTTTCAGGTCTTGTTGCTCATACCAGCAGTAATGGACCATCATTCCCTTCTCAAAGAGATGATTGAGTCCAAGCTCGATCTGAGGATAAAATTCGGTCATCTTGCTGTTTATCAACCAGCGAAGAAAATTGCTTATTACTGATGCTCGTTCGATATCATTCGATTCGGTAGGGGTAGCAACGATATGCGCACGTCTGACTGCATTCATTACCATGCTCACCCTGCATCCGATAAGCTCGTCGGCAAGGCGGACTTCCTGGTCGCTCGCACCATCCCAAGGGAATACTTCCCCGGTACTGTTCAATGATGAATGCTTCTTGAAATCATCGGATTTCCCAGCCCATTGGCAATTTCTTACGTCGTAATCCCTTTGCCTGCGATCAAGCCACTCACCAAGATCGGATTGCGTGGTCTTGAAAGTTTGTGACAAATATGCGACGTCTGGTTCTTTCGACGCATAAAGAAGTTCGGGATCAGCCGCATTTAGCATATCAC